ATTGCCAACCCACCAAGAATCCCAATAGTCGCAAGGATATCTGATGATGCATCACGATTCAGTATGAAGACTATGATGGACAACGTTAGCACAGCAACGCCAAGGATGATCATCAAAGCAAGCTTGCGCGTAGGAGTCATAATGGCGGCTGCCCAATTAACTCAACGGTAAACATGCGATATCCACCATTAGATTGACCAACAGTTACATTACCGCCACCAACAGTTTTAGCATAGAAAGGCGCAAGAATATGTGTGCCAACAGATCCGCCACCACCACTCCATTGGACAATGCCTTCACAAATTAACTGCGATGAACCTGGGCCGCCAGCAACCGCAATATAAATAGTTGCTGCTGCTATTATCAGACTTGATGTCGTTGGACTTGATGTACCACCATCTCGAATCTGGAAATCACAGTTAGTCGCAGTACCAGCATCATATTGCACACGAGCGATATATCGCACACGATAATACGCACCGGATATGAGGTTGGTTAGTGTTACATCACCGATACCAGTGTCTTTCAAAGTACCGTTAGTGACTGGCTGGGCTGATGTTGCTGGCACGTATGCAACCAACTTGTAATTAACAGGTACGGCATCAACGTAACCCTTGTTAGCAACGTCCAAAGCCGTTGCCGGATTGTTGACCTGCGATCTACCGTTAGCATCGCGGCGCATTAACGTATTGATGTTGGCCCCAACGGCAACACCAACGACGTTGGTCATCCCATCTACGTAAACCGATTCATAGTTCCATGCCGCGATAGATGCGGAATAGATCAACCGTATAGCGGCAAAACCTCGCAGCGCGAACGGTTGTCCCCATTGCATCGAATCGCTACCACCAGCTTGAATTGTAGCCGTGTACGACGCATTATCCTCACGGATAAACTCGCATACGGAATTGTCAGCTGGTGCAGCAGGCAATGTGATGGTGTACGACGCATTGCAATTGACCATATGAATGGCATTCGCAGTAGCAGTCGCCGTATTGGTTATCTGAACAACGCTACGTGGACCTATGGTAGAAACGCCTGTCGGACCTTGGGGACCTACGGGTCCAATTGGCCCTTGTGGTCCTTGCGGTCCAGTAGCTCCTTGAGGACCAAGTAAGCTGCCATCTTGATTCCATTGGGTTCCGTTGAAGACGTAGACTTCACCGCTGTTATACAAGAATGAATCATTGGCATTGGGATTAGGCACATCATTATAGTCATTGTACGGTTGACCTTGGATATACCATTGCGAACCTGGTTCTCCTTGCGGGCCTGGAGGGCCGCCAGGTGTTCCATCGACTCCAGGCACACCTTGTGGTCCTGCCGGTCCAGTTTGTCCTTGTGGCCCAGCTGGTCCAGCAGGTCCATCATTCCCTTCTACACCTTGTGGTCCTGTTGGTCCTTGTGCGCCAGTTGCTCCCGTTGGACCAGTTGCTCCAGGAGTACCAGGCAATCCTTGCGCGCCAGTCGCACCTACTGGGCCTGTAGCACCAGCATTACCAGTTGGTCCAATGGGACCAGGTGGGCCAGTATTGCCTATTGCTCCTTGTGGTCCAGTTTGGCCAGTTGGGCCTTGAGCACCAGCTGCGCCAGCTGGACCTTGAGCACCAACATTCCCAATAGGCCGCAGTGAGGCGACTATTGTATCGGCAGTTAGTGTTGCACCAGAATCTTGATATGCAATAGGCACATAATGCACTCCAGCAGTTAGGTATACCGGAACACCAGTGCCGCCAGTATATTCAAAGCTGGCACTGTTCGGATACAATGGGATTAACGACTCAGGGACCGCCCCACCGCTAGCACCTTGGCCCTGTACGGTAAGTTGGAAATGCCGTCTCCCAGTAGCATTACCAGTCCATCTCGAATAGACAGAGTATGTATGCCAACCACTATTCGCTGGCACCCATGCCCCGCCAACTACTGGTACTGTGCCCTGATCGCGCACCGTGAGCGTGCTGACTTCTGTAGCCACCCCTGTAGCCAATGATGGGCTAGTGCCAATCAATGTCGTTGGCGTTGTTTGAGCACCGCCAGTTCCTGGACCTGGCACCCCTTGAATGCCTTGTGGCCCAGTTGGCCCAGGTGGCCCAATTGGCGCTGCTTCTAAATCAACCAGCCAACGCAAAACCAATGATACATAGACATTGTTGCCACCGGAAGCAAATCCCTGGAAGCTAAGCGAACCATCAGTCATGATATCAACACGGCAAGTCGTATTAGCATTGGCGCCATTGACTGACATCTGTTCATATCGTGGTGCTACACCGGGATTGGGGAAGCTGCCAGCAGGTACAACTGGTGTTGGAATAGTTACGGTGCCACCCTTGATCAAACCACGAGTCGCACTAACACCAAACTTATTTTGGCAATGCTGTGCTGGCGCCCAGGAAGTGCCATAGTTAACCCATGAGTTGACTAATGTCAAGCTCCCCCATGTACCACTGGGATTTGATATGACGATGCCCTCTAGACTAACATAGGCATTAGAACCACCGCTAGCATAGTTGGTAACCGTGAGATTGCCATAAGTATCCACGTCAACTCTGGCTGATCCACCAGTCCCAGGTCCAGAAGCTGCAGCATAAATTGTCCCATTATTGCCAGTCGACCATAAGCCAGCAGGCAATACTGCGACAGGTCCTAATGCGCCACCAGCAATACGACCAGATAGATGAACATCACCAGCAGGATCAACATAATATCGTGCTGGTGCAAATCCACTACCAACATTAGACCAGCCACCACTGAGTGTCAACGGCGTCCACACTGGTGGCGAAGCAGAATCCTCAGCCATATACTGGCAATTCTGGAATGAAACTGGCTGGCTAGTATTGCCAATATTGCCGTTATAGAACACATCACCATTGGGATTAATGACGATTGTGCCTGTATTTCCACCACCACATTGCCCAGTTAATATAAGTGAATACGCAGGTCTAAAGCCAGCAGGCATTGTGAAAACTGGCACTGTAGTTGACGGCACCATAGAGCCAATAAACAAGTCTATCCAGACTTGCCCAGCACCATCACGCCGAATGCGACCACGAGGGAATCCAGCACCACCAGCAGTATACGGTGCTGCTGGAGACGCAGGGTTGAACGAGATATCACCACTGACACCAAAGTAAAGCCAACCAGTGTCAAGCGACGTTGTCCCAGCCCCGCCAGTGGCTTCATCAATCCAGTGCGTGTCAAAGTCTGTGGTGCTATTCTTGGCCAGTATTTGGCCAACGCCACCACCAGCAGCCACACCAGGCCCAGTTGCACCCTTTGCTCCTGTTGGACCAATCGGCCCAGTTAACCCAGTTGGGCCTTGTGCACCTTGTGATCCTGCTGGACCTTGTGAACCTGTCGCGCCTGTTGGACCTTGTGGGCCAGTGGGACCAGCTGGACCTTGTGCGCCAGTCCCCACATACGTTTTGCGCTCAAGAACACCAACACGGCCATTGAGATTGTCCAATGCCTTTATGGGATTTGGAGGCAACTGTGCCATGTTGTCACATCCTAGTATGGCATGAACGGTGGCTTCACCAAAGTCAAGTTGACCTGGTGATCAGCACCGTCATCCGATAATGTCAAGTCCATCTGGGTGATGCGATAGTTGTCGTTGATATTGATACGTCCAGACTTGACTATGAACTTGATGATGTCACCAACCCACGCATCAGCCTGGTTGATCCAAACACCTTTCTTCAACACACAAGTCCATGCCGCAGCGACCAATTGCATGTTCGTTGCCTGCTGATTCGCAAAGGCAACCAGATGTGAATGATCAACAATGCTTGGATCACTTGCCGCTGCCATAATACGGCCTTGCGGGGCAGTGGCGATGCCAGTGGCATCCTGCACTATTGGTGCCAATGCCATATCACCACTAGCAAAAACAGAATCGGCAAAACTGCCAGTATCAAGGCTGCGAGCAACCTGCGCAACTGCACCGCCATACTCCATAACGAATACATCATTTCTACGATAGTAGAATGGCGAAACGGCTTTCAGGTTAAGGCCAAGTTGTGATACAGGAATGACTTGCCAACCAAAGCCATTCATTGATGCTACAACATCCTTGACGGTGCCACCGACCAACGTGTCAAAGTTGATCGTACTGGTCGGCAATCCACTTGCATCAAGCGTCAATTGTGGTTGTAGTCCAGGGCGTCCCAATATCCAGACAAGCATATCATTGATGACTTTTGCTGACGTTTGAGCTCGCCATGACAACGTGGCGCCAGGTCCAAGTATTTGACGACCAAGCCATTCACGGTAATCAAAACAGTTGAGTGTGACGACATTGCTTTGCTCATCAATGGCATCGGAGGTTGCCCCAATCCTGCCTCGCCAAAACAACTGCCCATATCGGTAAACCCAAACATCGGTCACCAACTCTGTGATGTATTGAAAGACAGTGTCATTCCCGTTCAGCGTGAAGGTGAACTTACTTGAATCATCAACTTGGAAGTTGAATTGCCTGCCTCTTGCATTAGCAACAGCAACAACGGGGCCAGTATTCCATGGCCCCACTGCCATAGTCCATGGTGCCTGTGTAGTAGCAGTCATGTCCTAGCCAGGCGCGTTAATGTCAGCTTTACTGGGGCAGCATTTGAGTGTGCTGGATACGAACGTGTCGCTAAACTATCTTGATAAACATCCATTTCAATTGCAGTACCAGCCGCTAACCAATCCATACCACTGAGTGTGTCAGCAACACCGCTAACGGCTGCATGCAAACTCTGGGCAATGATTACACCAGCAGTTGCATTGTTGATACGCAAACCAACACGTCCAGTTGCTGAAGCATGCTGTACGGCACAATTGATTGACCAGAAGCCATCAGTGGGCACCTTCACTTGTGCGCCAGTGATCGTGAATATGCCATCTGGCTCACTTGATTTTGGATAAGCCTGCTTAGTCATGGTCAGGCCAGTCCATGCCGCATTCAAAACATTCTGCGTAGCAGCATGTGTAGCAGTACAACGCGATGGTGCCGTGACTGGGATCCAGCTTCCCCATACGCCACCCACCAAAGCTCGTGTCCAAATGACCGTCGGTGCTGCCAATGTCATTGCCATTTGCGTTTGGTTGTTAGCATCTTGGACAGCAACATAAAGCAATGAACCACTGGTCGTCGATGGTGTATTGGCATCACCGGTGCCGATGTAGTAGAAACCACTGTGGGTCAAGGCATTTGCGTCAGTAGCATGCACTGCAAGTGGATTGTTCGATGCGTGTGGCTGGACATTTGTGATCATGCTGGTGATGATATTCACGCCACCAACAGATCGCAAGATTGTAGCAAGAAGTATGGCGTCATTTGGAGTTGCGGGAATGACCGGCGTCGCTGCCTCTTGCCCCGCAATTGCCTGGATTGACCAACGATAGTTGTGCGTATTTGTTATCTGGCCATCTTCGATGACAAGGCAGATGATGTCATAACGCTGGTATGTCACAGGCTGACTTGGTGGCTGGACGTTGATGGCCGCAGGATTATAGACCAAGTAACTGCCTTGATTAGCAATGGTTGTTCCAGCGATGACGGCCGTGCCGATCGCAACGTTGCACGTGGGATCGCCATTGCCATTCTGTGTGACATTGAAGTCGCCATTGTTGATGACACCAGGCGATGTGAACACCGCGCCAATCAATGACCTAAAGTTCTGTGCGCTATAGCAAATCTGCGCATCACCAGGTGCTGGCTGCATCCACACAGGTGGGGCGGCACCATAGACAATTGGCCCACTTGCCAATGGATTTACCTCTGGGGCCAGAGTCTCAGTTGTCACAGCTACTCCTAAATCCATCTATGCCGATATTGCATAGTGCAAGTGCCAGCGGCACTACCGGAGAATGTGTAATTGATTTGGTTCATACCAGGCGCTAACGTCAGCCAACTGCTCTTGGTATAGTCATACAAACTAAGCTTGTTCAGCGTTGGATCATTGTTCTCATAGATGGTACGATCGTGACACTTGATCCATAGCACTTGGCCAGGATTCACCGTGCCGTTCAAGTAGATTCCCTGCTTGGTTGTCATATTGATAATCGCAGGGTTGACTACTTGACCAACTATGATAATGGTTGGATAGACAACGACATTGCCTTCATTCTCAATCTCTGTCGTTGTACCAACATAGCCTTGTGGGATAGTGAACGCACAAGGATCGGTGGTGAAGCAATACCCAGTGTTTGTAACGCAAAGACCACCAGTGCCTACTCCAGCCGCAATCGGCGAAGATGCTTGATCAGCAGATTCACTAACACCTGCAGGTGCCTTCCATGCTGCGCTTGCTGTAATTACTGGACCAAAGTCGCGTGCTAATGGCGATGTTAAGACGTCACCGCGCAACTGCATGCGTCGTTCGCCATCCCAGCCATTCTCTTCAAAGTATATCCATGGCCGTCGTGCGGGTGCTGCGAGCGCCCTGATCTTATCCCACACCAATGCAGGGTATGGTGATTCTCTGTTGGGCACTATGAAGCCAGTCCATGTTACTGCCCTATCACCCCAGAATTGCGTTAGATCATCTATGCCATCACTATTTGGCATATTGTTTTCTACGGCTCTAGGTGCTGGCCAACCATAGTCAATTGAGCTTTGAAAGATTGGACCTTGGCAAAAGTTCGGATCAGATTCATCATATAGCAACTGGATAGACTCGCCAGTGATCTCGTCAACTAACCGTGATGTAGTCGCCATCATAGCCTACTTGCTACTAAGGCAGCTTCCAGCTTTTGTACAACAGCTGCTGGGGAATTGTGCCCGAAATCTATTGTAGCGTTGGGGAATAGATTGATGATACGACCACCAGCGCCACCATGCCCGGCCATGTGTACCCCAGGCCCACTAATAGCAGGGATTGCGCCAGCCGCCATGGCACTGGATGCATTCGCCACCAGATGCTTGTTCTTGGTGATACCACCAGCCATGCCCTGGACTACATTGAGGCCAATCTCTTCCATCACCTTTGATGGTGACAGCATCTTCAAGACTTTCCTGATTGGAGCAGGGATGCTATTGACCACAGTGCTAGTCACCGCTGAAACAAGCGAACCAGCCATGCTAGTTATGCCGTTTATCAGACCTTGGATGACGCTATTGCCAGCACTGATCAACCATGATCCAGCACCAGCAACTTGATTAATAGCATCTTGTCTCAAGCCAGACAGGCCACGGCTGATTGCCCCGCCAACAGTGGATGCAAGATTACCCAAGCCAGAGGCTATCCTGCCAGGCAAGCCCTGGAACCAACTGACAGCACTGTTAACAAGATTAGCGATTGCGCCAATTGCATTGTGCCACATGCCTGTTACCGCACCGACAACATCACCGGCCATGCGAGCAACAAACGATGACACGGTATGCCAAAGCTTCTCAAAGAATGGAGCAATCACATTCCAGTGCTGAATGATCAACAACGGTAAGCCAATAAATGGCATCGTAACAGCAAGGATGATTGGGCCATACTTCTTGATGATGCCAACGACAGTCTTCCAAACATCCTCAAAGAATTTGACGAAATCTTTGAAGGCACTAGTCACAGCATGCAACGCATCCAAGAAGTATTGCTTCAGGTCATGGGCGACTATATTGACCAAATCATGGAACGGCTTGATCTTCATGTATGCCAGGATAAAGCCACCAGCCAAAAGAGCAATGCCAGCAACGATAAGGATGATTGGCCCCAGCGCTGCATCCTCAGATAAGCCAAGAGCAACGTTAACGCCAGTCGATATTTTGGCGATAGCATTTTGTAGTTTCTCAATCTCCATGAATTCTTTGAATGCTTTAACGCCTCTGCCTAACTTGCCAACAATGCCAGACTCGATGATTGCGCCAAGGCCCATCATCACAGGTCCAGCAGCCTGTATTGCCGGACCAACCTTTTGCCCAACAGTTGAAGCGAAATCTTCAATCCTTGCACGAGCAGCCTTCATATGCCCGGTGAAAGTGTCAGCCGCTACGGATGCTTGCCCAGCAAGTTTCTTGGCTAAGAGATCAGATGCTTGCCGACCAATGTCTGTGCTAGCAGTCATTGTCTTGATCTCTTTTTGCAAATCCTTTGCTTTGATGGTGTTTGTTGCAATGGAAGCAGTCAACTGAGCTCGCGTTGCCTTATCCTTGGTGTTTATCTTTTCCAACTTCTCTGTTGCAATTTCTGTTTGTAGCTTTGACAGCGCATCCTCTTTTTGCTTCCTGACGCCAGTGTCGGTGAGCTTGTTAATCTCGGCCGTGGTGATGCCATACTGCTTGAGCGTTTTTGTATTGCCGTTCATGACTCTTGCAACAATGCCAGCAGCATTAGACAGACTAACATGTTTTTGTGAAGCAAGGTCAGTTACCAACTGCATGTTGTTGTACGACTCTGAAACTTTCCCAGTGCGAGATACCAAGGTACCTAATGCCTTAGCAGTGTCCACTGCTGTATAGCCGAAATGCTCTTCATGGTGGATCGTCTCTTCTGTTTTCTTGCTATATTCATCCCACGAACCACCGGCATTTCCAACTACATCCTTCAACTGGCCCATGGCGATTTTGTCCTTATCGCCCATGGTGACAAGCAATGTGCCAGTAGCAGTAGCAGCGGCACCAATCCCCAAAAGTGACTTGCTTACCTTGCCTTTGATACCCTCAGTAGCAGTTCCAAAGGTATCCACCTTATCAATCAATTCTTGGACTGGGCCTAATGCGGGACTGAACGAGGTTAGCAATGTGCCACTCATCGCTTTGAAAGCAGCACGAGCACGCCCGGTGGCATGCTCAGACTTATCACCAACTTGCTTTTCAACTTGGTCACCAGTGTGCGCCACTGCTGAGGAGAACTCATCCTTCATCTTGACGTTGATAAACGCTTCACCAAGAATTACCATGAGATCACCCCTTTGCAGGCTGGTTGATCTTGATTCCCATTTGTGCCATCATAGCTGGTGATAGATGGAACGGCTCTGGCTCCACCTTTATGTTGCGTCTAATCTTCTCACTTTGTACCATGTCCTTGATGCGTTTGTCGATCGTTTCACGAGCCTCAACTCTGGATATCTCGAAGTTCATCAAGTCTGAGATGATCATGCTATAGCAAACATTGACCAATTGAGTTGCATCCAGCTTGTATGGATTGAGCCCTGATAACAACAATCGACCTTCCACATCTGCCCAATTAGAGCGTGCCCAGCCAAAAATGACCAGGCACTCTATGTAGGGCGGTCACCATACTCACCAGCCAACCACTCAAGTATTTCACCCAATGTTTCAATGGGGATTGCCGTATCGACATCGTTGATCAATGTCTTGAATCTTGCCCTGTCATAAGGCATCAAAGCCCCATCGAATAGACGGATCAGCTCAGTAGACTGCACGCCAATTTCAGCATTCATTGCTGCCGCAATCTGCAATAACAAACCACCAGCAACACTTGGCCGTGCTTGAAATTTGTCAGTCTGCTCAACAAATTCGTCATCCACCAAACGCTCATAGTTAATCTCAAAATCCAGCGGTGGGCGCTTGTCTCTTGGCGCTTTGAACTGCTTGGGCATCATCACTCCACGGCTAAATGTAGGTTGTCCGTCAGGTATCGGTTTGGTGCTGTCCCAGGATGCTGGACTACCATTGCTACAGCAAATCCACCTGGCGCCCATGCTGCTGGGAATCGAAGCACCTTTGCTAACCGTGGCCTTATCTCATGTGGTCTAGTTCCCTCATGATGCATAAGGGCAATCGGATGTGAACTCCCAACTTGTGCTTCTGGCATTGCCGGATATGGAGTGGCGCTAACTCTCTTGACGATACTATCACGCAAATTACCATATCCGCCACCCGCGTGAACGTGCCCCATGCGTATCTGCTTCTTGGCGGCATCCTGCAAAATGACAGCACGCTTGATCAAGTAAACAACAACCATGCCATTTGGCCCAGTCAGCATGTCAGCAAGAACCTGATTATCAATGACGAAAGTCACATTTTTGCTATTGTTGATTCTGCCGCTGACCATTAGCCAACCCACCCAGCAGCATTGCTGACAACCTCAACCGTATACACGATTTGCGTTGCCGCCAATGCCCCTAATGGACCAATCGTATTCAGTTGCCCAACCGTTGTGGGGATATTGCGGGGTACCAAGGAGTGCTGGGCGTCGATGGTCTCCAGAGCAACCCGCAATGCCATAGCATCATTCATGATCACACCGGCACTGGTTGTCAGGTCTCCTGGTGACGGTGGTTCGCCATCCTCTTCCATCGTTGGCACGCATCGAACTAACGTCACATAGAACTCAGCAGACTTGCGCCGTATTGCATGTGGTGCTGGATATGGCGAATCATTGCCCTGGAAATTGCTGATGATTCTTGACAGATGGACTGTCATCTGCTCACAGTCAAAGACCAGATCAGCACCTGGCGCACAATAGACACGATCAGGTATCGTGACACCTTGTGCCGTCAATTGATCCTGGACCAATTGAAGCAAGTCTTGTGATAGAGTGAGAAGATCCATCAGAACGTCACTACCATCTCGATGTCTTTGTCGTCAACGTGAAGCTTGATGGTATACGACTCATCATCATGATGATCAGTGTAATTGTGGATAGACGATGTATCACCGGCATGAATCGTCGATGCTGGCGTCCCATCGCCCCAATCGACAGATCGATCTTGCTGTTGGACTGGGATGGTGATTCTGATTGCACCATCGATCTTCTGGCTATATTCCATCGTGACTTCGCGCAATGAATTCACCGGTTCATATGGGACAAACGGATCCATGTATGTCATGATGCTGGCCATGTCTGGCGGCGGCCAAGATTGACCATGTCTGGACTGAATACCATAGGCTTCCTAATTTGCTTGTTTGGATTGAATGCTCTGATGAATACATCAACCATATACAAGCCGGTGAATCCCTGGCTGATGAATGTCATTGGATCCAACACTGCGATGCTCACACCCTGCCGGCTGATGGATGAAACTCTGGATGGCAACTTACATTGCCCAGCTAATGCTGGTGTTTGAGCTTTGTAAAACTCTGATGCTAGTAGCGTCGCCGCAGCCTGGCCAGATTCTGGTGGGTCTTGGCCGAATGTGAATGATACTGCGAACGTACACAGTTGGTCTGTAGTTCTTGATAAATCTTGGCACGTGGGCCAGCCCGAGCAGTCTTGACGGACAAGCCACTTTGCGTCATCGATTCGGTAGTCTGCTGGATCCAATACTGCTCCATCAATCATTACCTCCTCAACACTAACGATTGGACTACGACCCAGACCGATTATGTACGAACCATTGCAGCCACGATAGTCACAACCATGGCACACACTCCATAGCCAGTCTGGATTGTAACCAAATCCCCAGCCTCCGTTGATGATTCTTGAGTTCCACATATGATCAGGGATTTGCTCTGGGCGGGATGTTGGCCGAACGTTGGTCACCGAGACTGAGCCAGAGAATTGTCGCCCAGATAATGCATACAACAATTCACTGGCCACCACAATTGAATTATCAAGCAGCGCCTGCCCATTGGCGTCATCTGCAGCAGGCGCATTGTCGCCTAGCACATATGACACCTGGCTGGATGTTGTCCATTCTTGAGCAGGCGCTGTCATGATAATCCCCTTGTTATTACGGTGCTTGTCCAACTTGCCAGGCAGTGCCATCCCAGTAGGTATGGCTGTTGTCGCCGAGCACAACATAGTCACCAGTTGCCCATACCGTTGTTGGCGATGCAACAATGGATACGGTCATCTGGCTGAAGTTGGCCGGTGGCGATGCACCAGCAGGCGTCCAAGCACCAGGCGTGCCAGCAGTCGCACCAGTAGCAACCTGGCCAGGTACTTTCTGCATGCCGATTTGGATAGTCGGCAGTGAATCGTCATACATGGCCTGGACAACTTTGCTGCTGTCGTATGGCCAATCGCCCAATGGGCCGTCGCCCCATGATGGATTCTCAATTGCAAACCCATCAAAGATTGTGGCCATTGAGTTGATGTCCACCGTACGGTTGCCCTTGCGCAGATACATGCGAGGCCACAGCCAGCGCATGTATGGCTGATCTGCTGGCTGATACCCATCGACGACATATCGCGTCCAGGCTTCAACACCAATACCATTTGGAGTTGGATCCTTGAGCAATGCTGGATATTGGAAGCCTGTTACATCCGTTGGTTGCGCTGTATCGTAGAAGATTTCTCCACCAGTCATCAGCACTTCCAGCTCAGGGTCTGGAACACACAATTCAGTTTCAATTGTCAGACGCTTGAGCAGGTCAGGCGTGCGATAGACCACGCACAGATTGCCACTGGCCCCACGGTTGCTGATCTCCAACCCAGCTTCAATATCTGGGTTGAAGTCGATCTTGACGAGTTGGTCACTGGTATACATGTTGTTCCCAGCAGCCGGTGAACCGTCAAAATCCAGAGCCGTTACTCTGATCGCCGCACATTGTAGTGAGGCGCCAGCCTGATTAGTCATATGCCTCTTGCCTCCTTACAATGTTATCGTAGTTGCGACGCGAGCGAATGCGATGCCATCCCATGACGCACAGGCCATCCGGTAGGCACGCGTGTCTACAGTGTTCGTTGCCCTGTTCAGTGCCAGGTTCACATCCCCTTCTGGCCATGGGATAATTGGCCCAGTCCTGACGTCGGTGATGCCAGTCGCATAGATGTTGAAGCTTCCTGTCGGTGCGACTGGTGGACCAGACTGCGATGCCGGATAATGTCCATACCCAGCGCCAGGCAGTACAATTGTGTCGCGGATCGTCAGGATCAGATTGCCCTCGCGTCGCATTCCACCGGCTGGCAGATAGGCAGAAACCCATGCCGGCATATGGATCATACCTCGTCCACCATACGACATTTGCGATAGATAAGACTCGCAAATTGCGATCGCCTCAACAACTGAGGTGGCGGTGTAAGCATCTACACCGGTGGCCTGCTCAAGATACAAATTCTGGTATCCAGCAGCCTTAGTTAACAGGCCATTCCAGAGCTCATATTCAAGCAACTTTGGCGTTGCTGCATCGAGCAATCCCTGCGCTCGTTGCTGATGCTCGGCCAAATCAGCGCCCATTGCTGAGCAGGTGTATTTCGTTGACAAGAGATATGGCGTCCAGAATGTGGCGACACCCTTCTTGTCAACTGGAACGCCGATGTTGTCACCAGCACAAGCATCGTCGATGTTCATTTCGCCGTTGCCCATCGGCAAATAAGCGAAGCCTTGCTCCCATCGAACATCAGAGGCATCACTGGGATTCCTTGATGATCTGAGGAGGTTGACTGGCGATGGCGTAAGTGGTGGTGGTACGCTGACGCCAGCAGCAGCGGTCAGCGCACCGCCCATCGGCACAATTCCGAACTCAACAGTTGCTGTCATCATGGCCTCCTAATTACCATGTGGAGGTTGATGACTTAGCCTGGAACGTCGCCAGTGTTGACTGTGCCGGCAGACAAACCAGTCGGCTTGCATGTGATTGTGACCTTGAGAGATTCGTTGCCGCGCATGGCGACACCCTCAAAGTCCTCACGCCAGATCTCGTAATCGTTGGTGCTGTTGAGAGTGGAATCTCTCACGACACCAAGATCGATCTGACCACCATCCAGGAACTGAAAGGTGCCTTCTGCGAACAGGTACGCCACGAACGTTGCCGGCCACAATTGGGCTGGGCCGGCAGCCGGTGGCGTCCACGGCGCTGCGATCGTCTCCAGCAACCAGATTGGCGAGCAATTGCGCGCGTTGAACCATCCTTCAATATCAGCATCGCTGATAGCCAAAGGATCACGGTTGTCCGTATCGTGCGCAAGTTCCATTGCGATGTCGGCACGCATCATATCGTGCACCCAGTCAGGCAACGCAATACGCAGTACTGCGTTGGCCAAACGATGCCGATACTCATACGACGAAATGATGCGGTCAAGTGTCGTCAGGATCGTGCGCGCGGCACCAAGAACGTCAGTGGCCGTGAGAGCAAGGCTCGCAGCATCGATTGCATTGAGCAACGTCAATTCAGCCGTACGAGCCGCCGCGACATCCAGCAACGTTGTTTGCGCGGTGACTTGCTCGGGATTGTATTTGCCCATCATGTTGCCGACCTTGACGCACACTGGAATGCCGTAGATTTCAGCACTCGTGAAAGGCTCGCAAACAACCGTCATGCAAGCCTTGGTTGCCGTGCCACCCTGATCCATCGCGACTGTCCACGGCACTGGCGGGGTGATCGCCGAAAGCTTGGGCGGCGTCATGAATTGCACGCCACCGCGCGTCGCACCGAAGTTCGGCAGCGCCGACTTCAATGGGCGAACGGTGTCACCGATTGTTTCCACCGTGTAGTCGATGGGCAATGGTGCACAGATTCCACCATATGCCACAAGGGCTCTTGGCGCCATTGCCTCACGGAACTTCCGGCTGTTGACCGTTGGGTCATCGCCCAGCTGACGCTCTTCTGGGAACTCCTTGATGACCGATGCGACAAGGACATCGTCCGGTGTACCGCTGCGACCCAGGCCGTGCAGTTTGCGAATGATCGCCTGGGACAATTGATCGGCGCTCGTGATCTCCTGGCCAACGCCAAAGCCTGGCACATCGCCGGCAGCGACAAGACGTGTCTTGACGCGCATGGTGTTGTTGCCCTTTGCTGGCGGATTGCCCTTGCCGGCAACGCGGCCCAGGCTTGGACGAATTGGCTTTGTTGACGCAGCGATTTGCTTGCTTGATGGGGGCTCAGCTACATCCCCCTCGTCAGCATCGTCGTCATCCTCGCCAGAAGCAGAATCGTCGCTGTCATCGCTGCTGTCGTCAGCAGAATCGCCAGCAGGATCAGGATGAACATTGGCGCGCAATTCAGCAAGACTTTCGGCAGCTTCTGCCTCAGCCGTTGCTTGCGCATCTTGGGCGGCTCTGACATCTGAAATGGCCCCACTAATTCCATTGAGGTCTGTCAGGCTCCCACCGTCGCTGTCTGCCTTGTCGAACGCATCGACAAGTTCGGACTCCAAGGCAGCAAGCTCATCAGAGGACAATGTCCCCAGATTCGCAAGCCTTTCCTCGAATGCCCTTCTCCACTCTTCCACTTCTGATCACCTTCCAAACGTGGTAGTTGCTTACAACGTTTGGCAATAGGGATCAAGTTCAAAGCTACGTGAGAACCTTGATCTTGCTTGCCGCCAAGCCCATGCTACGTATGAGCTTCAGCAATAGAGCCTACTTCTTGTTATGCACTTCCTGCCGCAACGCCTGACGTGCTTGTCTCGACAAAATCTCAGTCGCTGTCGCCAGCGTTTGATCTGGCTTGGAACCATTCGATGTGATAGGGCCATTCTTCATGCGCTCACGCAACCGAATGACGTTGTTTGGCGTCATTGCACCAGCAGCAACAAGTGCGACTGGACGACCAGATGCAACGCGTGCCCTGGGCCGTTTGATCGGGAATCCCTGGACATTGACGGCCAATGACGCGATAAGTTCAAGGTGCCCTCCGAGTTCACGCCAATCGCCAGACAATCCCGCGGCCCGCAGGCGACGCGGTGTCAGCTCATCGACATCTGGTCGGAGGGCACCCGCTACCCATATCCCATATGGGTCTTCACCCACGTTGATATCTGCGACAACGGTTCCGGTGTTGTCGTAGTGTGCCTTGGCTTCCTCTGGGCTCTGCCAAAGCTCAGCGTGGCCAGTCCCCATCGTGATGACACCAGTTGGGATTTGGGAGCCTTCCTGGGTGACAATATACCCAGTTGTAAAGTACGAATAGTCAGAGGCACTATGCGGTGCCTTCATGCAACTTTGCTGATAGCCGATATGGCAATCAGTCCAGGCCGCCATATGGCCAAATACTCGGCCATCGTTCTCAACTGTGATTGGCGATATCTCCTCAAACATCGGATCGGCGAACCATGCTTCCGGTGGATCAATTGGAGCCAACATGGAAGAGGCAGTAAGGCCATGAACATTGCGTGGCGTCCTGTACGTGATATTCATGCTTGGCCATCTTTCCTCACCAGGCTTAGCTGATGCTGCCATCACAGTTTCTCCAATGACTACATAGGCATCCTCGAATGCGGGGAATGGGCAAATCGTCGCGCCCATGATGCGGCCAGAGATGATCTTCTCACCAATTGTCACACCATCGGCAGATGCTGTAAATCCAAAGAGCAAGTCAAAGATGTCGAAGTCATCGTCATCCTCGACTTCATTGCCCTCAGCATCAATGAGCATAAGCTCACTGACGGCATCACCAATGTCAGCGCTGATGCCTCTGAGCATTCCATCCTTGACAAGTCGCGCAACCTCCTGCGCACCAGCAGCGGTGTCGAATTGGCCTTGTGATGAAATGATTGTTGTACCCTCTGGATACAACTTGCCAGTGCGACCATCAATGGCCTCTGGGTCAACTGGCTCACGTTGAATGCTATCAAGCTTGCCAGTGAGCTCAGCGCCTTCATGACCAAAGCCACCGGTATTGGTTTTCGCCATAGCCGGCAATGGCAAACTACGCCATGACAAGGCATCATGGTTGATGTAGCGACTGTCACCAGTCCAGACACCTTCCATCAACATGATTGGAATGCTGAATGCATTGTTGGCTGCGTCAACGATCGGCGCACCAATATCGGCAGTCATGCCATCCTTGCTGTCGTCCACCATACCACCATCCGTATCAACGCCGGCATCATCCAAGACGCCATTGACGGCCGCGATTTGTGCATCAGATGCATCAGAATCATCATTGCTATTCTGACCATCCTGCGCAACAACCTTCAGCTTGCCTGGCGAATTGGCATCGCTGACTTGATGATTGGTCGTTGTAGTCGATCCATCAGGGTGCTGTGATGTGACCGTGATGTTGCCGACATTCGCTGGGTTGCCATCCGATGTTACCTTTGTCCCAGCATCGTGCACTGAGGTGACGGCATCCTTGATGGCACCGTGAAGATCAGAATTGGCCTTGCTATCAACGGCAGAGACAGGTTGGTTGCCTTTGCCCAACGCAGCCTTTGCATCGACCACACCACCTGGGCCAAAGATGAATGATTTGCCACTAGCACTCGCCTTGGCCGCACCAGTTCCACCTTTGAGCTCAGGTGGTTCTTGGCCAGCATCCTTGAGATGGCCAGCGAGATGGTTGTACACGGTGTGCTTCTCATCTGGCTCAAGCGAATGGCCACCACGGCCACCGTTAAGCGCACCAATACCAGATGAGCAAGCTGCGGTGTTGGCCGCGCCCACCGAGCCATCGGCATTCACGTCATGATGTGGGAAGCTGTAGCTGCCTTTGGCATCGTCAGACCCAGATGGGTCTTTGTAGGCATGCATCTTCTTCAGATTGCCAGGTGTGGGATTCACCTTTGCCAATGCTGCAGAAGCATCCCATCCATCACTCGCAAATCGCTTGGCCATCTTCACTCCTCAGCTTGGCTGGTCTCTTGTGACTCCCAATTGACATAGAAGTCACACCCGCAACCATCATGGTCGCCAGGCATGTAATAGTCACGATCAGGGAAGCCACCAGTGTTTGCAAGGACATCGTCCGTCCAGCCATGGAACTCAACGCCATCCAAGTCTTCATGTGGCTGAAATGGTTTTGGCACATAGCCATGGACCCATGTATAGCTGCCGATATTCATATCATTCTCAGACATAGTATCTGAGACAATCGGCCCAGACGTTATGCCCGTCATCGGCGTCACAGTTGTTGGATCGCTATCACCCATCGCCACGCCAGGGCTGTTTGCTGTCGGCTGGCCACCTACACGGCTTATTGCCTCTTTGATGATGTCCCATGGTACAAGGCTGGTCGTCGTGATCTCTTCAGCCTCGCCTGCGACTGATGCCGAGTCAGTCAGATATCCCTTTGCAACTTGGGACAATCTCTGCTCCAGCCAGCTCCAGCCAGCATCGGCACCTTCACTCAAACGGTCTGCCATATCGACAAAATTGCCAACCGGCATCTTTAACATCTTGGCGATGGTACTGGCGGTATCGATGCTGGCGGAGTCCAGATATTCCTGCCATTGTGTCTGCAATTGACCCCATGCATCATTGAGCAAAGTTTGCTCATCCAGCCCAGCGGCAGCAATCATCGAGTTGCTAATCAAGAAGCAAAGCTCAATGTTTGAATGGCCAACGCACCATGCCCGACCAGATGCTGTCTTGCTAACATTGGTGCGAATCCGAGCGCCAGCACGTTCCAATGCCCTCGACATTGCCGCATTGGCCGCAGTTTGAACCTTGGACATCAAGTCAGATTCAATCTTGGCCAATTTGGCATTACCTTGTTTTATATGGGCATCAGCTGCCTTTGGTGCTGCAACTAATGATGCCGCAGCCGCTGCCGGTGGAGGTGGTACTGGTTGCTGCGGTTCACCACCTTGGGGTGGGCCCTCACCAGAGCTGGGAGGCGATATCCCTGATGAGGGCCGCCCCACTGGCGCTCCAGCTGGTGGCGATTGAGCTGGCGCGCCAGGCGCAGGAACTACAGCGCTAATGTCAAGCGTCGCATCCATACGCTTAATCAATTGCGCTGCAATTGTTGGATCAAGCCTCGTTTGCTTAACAACCAAGCGTTCAAGAATCTCTGTCTCGGCAGGCGCCATAGTTTCAGGGAAGCCCATGGTATCTCTGAGTGCTGCCTGGCTCAATGCCATTCGATCATATGCCTGAATAGCATCCTGGCTACGATCTGGATGCCGAACCAGCCGTGTAGCATTGTGCCAAATCAGGACTTTGTTGACCCACTCTGGATCCAGGCCTTCAGTCGCTGCAAGCATCACACGCAAATACCCAGCGGTCAAAGCATCATCCATGACCATGACGAGCGGCTCGATGTGATCGCTGAATGTATCATCCGATACCGACCAAGCCGTCCAATGGTTAAGATCAGCCTTGCCCGTCAAGACTTCTGCGGGGAGGTCCACCGATGTCGCCATACGCTCCAGCAACTCAATGCGCTTGGTCGCGTTTTGTGCATCTGGGCGCGATATCGTCAGCTGCCTCGCACCGGCCAATGCATCAACTGGGCCACGAATAATGATTGGCAGAATTGCGCTTGCGCTACCTTCATCCTGGATGGCTGTCATTGCGGCAGCGACCAACTCTTGCAAGAATGGGTCTTGCTCATCATCATTGGCATCTTCGGTTGTGCTGGATTTGATGACCGTCAATCCATCAGGCAACAGCAGCAAACCACTGTTCGCCAAGCGTGATCTGCCGGCCGCACGGATATCTCTGGACAGGATAAGCAACTCTTCACAGATGTCCAGGATGGCGGCAAATGGGCTATCTGCTAATGCCTTACGTCGTGGATGTGGATACCATAGCCTGCTGTAGAATGACCCATCAGGCAATGGTGTTCCAGAGCCAGTCTCGCCAGCATCTTTGATCAGGATTTCACCATCGTTGTTTGAGGTGACTTCGCTGACAGATCGTATCTCCCAGACTTCTTCATTGTTATCGCCTGTGAGATATGTATTCGGTGCCCAGCCGAGTAACGAGCACTCACCGGCCACTTCAAAGTTCTCAGCGATGTCACGTAACATCCCAGCCATTGCCGATGGGTTAGCTGCCAGACGCTGCATCGCATCGTTCGCTGCCGCCATGATATTGGCCGGGCATTCAGGTATGTCCTCAAGTGGGATTGGGTCAAGTTCACCTTGGACATATGCAGCAGGGAACAACTCAACCTTGCGTGCCGCGTTGCCAAGAAATGTCGTGGCATAACGCAACTCACCGATTGAGTCACGATAAGCCCAGGCATCTTCCTGCCACAGTTGCTTGAGTTTCCTCAGCCGTGCGGCCTCTATCCGATTGACCGAACCCATACCGTTGCTGATGTTTGTCGCACTCGCCAGCAATGCTCGTTGCTGACGCTTACCATCAGGCGCCGTACCCCAAAAGCCTGCACGCTTTGGCTCTGCTTGTTGTTGCATTTGCGGGGTACGAGCACGAGCGATGGACGTTACGTTGCCATGCCCATTGGCTGTTGCCTTGGGTTCATTACGCTTTAACAGTGGCATGGCTAGCCTCGCTCACCAAGTAAGCCTGCGACCGCACTCACGCCAAGCACGGCGCACACAAGCAATGTCCATGGCCGCGTTGGGTTGAAGTAAACAAGCACCGCCGCAATGATCGCAAACCAGAAGCTCAAGCACCAAATGCATGTCACCAGTTCAACCAAGCTGCCGTGGTACTTCGCAGCCATGCGTGCCCTTGGCTTGTCGGAGATGGTGTCACGGGCGATGATGCGCGACAGCCGATAGACACCCAATGAAACAACGACAAACCAAATTGCCGCAGTAGCATTGCCTGGGTTCTCAGTGGTGAATATTGCTGGCCAATGGTTCATTGGTAACCTACCACTGCGTTTGGGAAGTGGGCCTTGAGCGTTTGCTCAATTGCAGTCAATGGTTGTTGCCCAACAGTCGGCGGCAAAACTTTGAGACGGCTCCCACATCCACACCCGGCCAATGGCTGGATGTAAACGTTGACTGTTATGAGGCCAACGGCAACGGTGAGCTCGATGTATTGCTGCTTACGTGGGTACCGTGGATTGATGTTATCTTCAATGATGGTCTCGATGGGTGCCGTGAAAGCAAGCATTGGCACGTGTGGATAGATAGCATTCTCAACCCACACCTCAATCATGCTCGCGTTGCGACGCGCCCTCGCGCGTGGATATAGGGTGGCGATTTCTCCATCAGTTATCCGCACATCTGCGGGGTGAATGTCGATGACTCGCGCGCGCCAATCCGTTGTGATTGTCGTGCTTGGGTCAGCCGTTGCTCTGCCAATGATGGTCATCGCTGCTTCACCAGCCTCTGCATGACGGCCGTTGATTGCATGTGCCTTTGAATCAACTGGGCATTGCGTGGTGGCGCCACGATGGAGAGTTGGGTGGACTTCAAGGCTGGCCACAGCGCATAAAGAAACGCATCGGCGTTGTCTGGTGACCGTCCGATGCGCGACTTGATGTCTTCCTTGGCCTCAATCCATATCTTGCCTTTCTTGATGAAGTATCTTGGTTGGAGCAATTGGGCTTCAAGCGTGAGTTGGTCGTCGGCTGCTGACGTATCGATCCTGCCATCTTGGAAGAGAATGCGCGCGCCCCACCAAAGCTCTGCGCGCTGATTCCCATACTCTTTTGACCTTGGGGCATTGCTAGCATTGAACCCTATGATCGTTGGTGTCGTTGCCGGCGGCAGGTTGGTGATTGCCTCGTGTGAGCGGACTGCCGCGATGATGCCAAATCCGACACCAATGCTATCGATGACCACCTGTTGTGGCATGGTGCTGATGATGGCACTGACAATGTTGTCGGTGACCTCATTGGGATCACTTGTGCGGTAACGCCATTCTGTCGTTGGTCGATAGCCTTGCGGGGTGGTGGTAACTAGGCGGATGACGGTCTCATCGCCTGTGTCAGAGCCAGCGACGTCAACACCCAACACCGTGCTCATCTGGGCGTGTGCATTAGCCACGCCTGGCTGGGTGCTGACGCCGCTGGGGCTCGTGGAGTTGGGCTCGCGCTCACGCTCATTGAATGGTACGCGCGCCTTGACAATGTCAACCAGCTTGATCGTGCTGAGTGTGTCAATGGGTGGGAATTCAGCTTCAACCTTTGACAGCCAAAATGGGTGCTGCTCGCCCCAAGCCTTGCGCCGCTGCTCGACCCACTCTGGGCTCAGCAGAACTTCCTTCAGTTCTTGGGGTATGGTGTCGCCTTCATCGGTAAAGTTGGGCGTGTCCCAAGCACTTATCCTGATGCAGTGATACCCATGCTTTTGCGGGTTGTTATGGATGTCGGCAAAGAGGCTTGTGGGGTCATCTGGGTTGCCGATCATGAGGATGCGCGCATGCGTGTTTGTCGCCAAGGTCTCGACAGCATCGATGAGTGATGAGGTGACACCACTGGCCTCGTCCACAATGATCAGGAGGTATCGTGCGTGCATGCCCTGGAACGCAGCCGGGTTGTAGTCACTGGGCTTGCGTCCCATGCCCGCCAGGTAGCTGCCGATCCACCACTCGGTCTGGTTCATGCGACCAGGCAGGTCAGCCTGGGCCTTGAGCTGGTTCAACTCAACCCAGAGTATGCCCTTGACCTGCATGGCCGTCGGCGCAGTGGTGATCACGCGGGCCGTGGTCGCGGGGTGAACGTCGAGCCAACGGGCGGCAGCAATCGCAGCGATGAATGACTTGCCAGAGTCGTGGCAGGACCTGACCGCGACGCGATGATGGTCTTGTAAGGCCTGGAGGATCTGGCGTTGGGCGGACCAGAGGGTCGTGTGAGGCAGGGACGTGGTGACCCAGGCATTGGGGTCATGGCTTTGCGTGAGTTTCTGGGCTTGCTTGCTTGCTAGCTTGAAAGGCTGGTCTGGGTCAAGCGCCATTGGGCCCTTAGCCATTTTGCACCGTCTGGAGGGCTTGCTCGATGATCGACTGCACCGTGGGATCACTTTGGTCATGGCCGAGACTGGTCACTGTGCTTTGAATGGCTGCTAGCAACCGGTCAGCCTGACTGCGTGAGAAGTCAATTTGGTCAAGCTTAATGCCGAGCATTGTGGCCTTGTAGCACGCATCGACAAGGTGCCTTTGTTGTGTGCTGAGTTCGGTGATCGCGGGGTGAGTGGCTAAGCGTAGGCTGCTTTGCTTGGTGGCGGCTTTGCGGTCAATCTGGGCGAACACCCTTGGCGTGCCTTGGGCTGATGGCTTGGAGAAGCGTGATTGCTCATGCTCGCTCGTGGTGGTTTGGGCGGGGGAGGCGAACACTTGGTCGCTGGTGAGGGTCGCAATGAAATGCTCAAGCCAAAGAATGTGGGCCTGGGTGCGATGAATATCATCGAGCAAAGCATCGAGTGGTGTGATGTCGACTGGGGCCAGACAGCCAAAAGTCCCAAAGCCCTGTGCTTGGTGGCTTTGGAATGGGATGATCTCAGCTGCCATGATGTGGCTCTCGCTCGCCGTCATGCTCTTTGGGGGTAGGGTAGCGCGATTTTGGGTCTGCGTCTAGTGGGAGTTTTGGAGGTTTTTGGTAGTGTTGAAGTCGGTGTCTGAAAATTTTTCTCAGAGGTGGGGTAGTTTCTGAGAGCATCCATCGCTGGGCGAGCGCATGACAATTCAAGTTTGGTCATGTTCCACATGGGTGATCTTTGGCCATGCGTCGCATGATCAAACTCATGACCAAAGAGGTAGTACCCACCAACATCTTTACTAGCGCGCGTGCCCGCAACCAAGCAGGCCATGTGCCTCATGGCGACATCGTGTCAAGTCCTCTGGGTCTAGTCGCTTGGCCATATAGCATATGGTGTCTCCCCACACGTCTGGTGAATAGCAGCGCGTGCCTTACAGCATCGTTGGCGTGTGGTTCGCCTGGGGACCATAGACCTATCGCGCGCATATAGTCATCGCTGATTGTCGACTTGGCCAGACTTGGTGCCTGGAGCATCCACACTCGTTTATCAATCCAAAGTAACATCGTTAACTGGCTGGTAATTCTGACTGGCGATAGAAACCAACGCTCCTTGTTCAACTGCTGGGGAATGAAATCCTCAATGATAACAGCGCAATCCCCAACGCGTTTGATCAATCGCCATAGGTCATATGCCTGTTGATACTCCTCACCTGCCATTTGCCCAGAGGCGATATCCCAGTCACATTCGGTATGCGGGGTGGTGTCAGGGTCGACGCCACGGGCGAAACACCACCCAGTTGTCGTGCCTGGATCCACAGCAAACACGTTGATTAGCATGGGCAAACTCCCTCAACTACCAAGTTACCGTGAGGTGGCGAAAGATACCAAATCAGATACCTCCAAATATCTACAACCCATGTAGCACATGGCCAAAGATACCCTAGATACCTACCTACCCCTTTGGAAGAGAAAGTGGTATAAAATGGGATCCACAGGAAACAATCGCAGGTAGGTTACTAGTAGCGTAGAGCGAGAGGTATAGGGGCAGGCGTCTAAGGTAACTACGCCAAAGATGCGTCACGATGCGTCCCGTTTTATACCCCACGCAAATCCCAGTCCTGATAAGTTACCCACGACTTTCATTACCTCATCCATACCCATCCACCAAAAGATGTGTCACGATTTACCCCGATGCGCGAACCTGTCCCACCCTGTCTCCGATTCAAAATGGTATCGGCAAATAAGTCCGTCCAGCCACGATGCGCTATGGTTCGACCCGACATCGTAGATAAGTCCCCTGATAAGATACCTAAGATACCTACACCACAACACACATGATCCCATAAGATACCTAAGATACCTACCACTCCAGCGAACCAAAGGCATTACCGTTGGCCGATGAAGGTCCATGGCACCTTCCAACCATTGGTCTGCTTCCGTTCGCCACCAGTTGTTCCATCCCACAAGAGTCCGGTGCCACGAGTCTTCTCATATCCCCGCCCACCAGATCGCTTGAGCAACTCGGCAAACTTCTGGATTGAGTCATACGTACCAAATGAATCAACGTCCCAGCGCTCTGCCCATGACCGCCATGCTGCAAACAATCCGCTAGTGCACACGATGGTCTGGCCACCCTTTGCCCACAAACCAGACTCGGCAAAGTAGGCACCAAGCACGTCTGTCGAGTCCCACATTGCCGCCGTGCGCTCGACAACAATTGGCGCGATGTTAATGCCGGTGTTAATATCCAAGCGAAGATCACCAGAGTTATACGAGTCACGACTCACGCCAATCAATGCATCCCTAGCAGCGACCTCACGTTCAAGCCAACGAGCAAGGCCATGATATGCCCATGTGAGCACGACGTCTGGCATCATTGCCCAACCTGTTGCCTCACCGGTCAAACGTGGCTTGATGTACTCACGTGCTAAGCGCACCGAGCCATCTTCAACACCAGACACATACGAGGCATCTGCCAAACGTGACTTGTGCACAAAGGTAGTCAAGAACGGCACAATCCAAAGGCGACCACGCAAAGCCTCCGACACGTCACCACGCAAATCCAACTCATGGTTAGTCATCATGAAGTATGTGCCCATGTTTAGCACTTGCTTTGGGTTGGCATATAGCAACTTGCCGATCAACGAGATTTCACCGGTCAATGTTTTGATGGTATCAACGTCTAGCAGTTTGCCGCCAACCTCTGTGATCTTGACCATGCGCCGACTGTCCAACTGGGCAATTGATGCCATCCTAGCATTTGACGACATCCCGCCACCGCTAGCAGTTCCAACAACATCGCCAGCAACCTCATGGGCATAACCGCCAAGCGCCCAGCCAAGCGCATCCAAGAATGCCGACTTGCCCGAGCGTCCACTACCCTGCAATACCACAACCATCTCAAGCAATCGGCCACGCAAACACGACCCGGCAAGTTCTTGTAACATGTCAATAACGGCAGGCCCATTTTCGCCTTGTTGCCACTCACCAAGCATTTGCTGCCAGAACGCTTGACCACGATCCCAATCATCACCCCAATGTCTAGCACCATTCTCGCCAATCAAGATGTTTCCACGTGTCGTCAGCGAGCAGTATGCCTGCCGACCAGCGCCAGAGTCTAACAGCATGCCAGAGGCTAAATCGAACACGCCACGCGGGGTGCCCAAATAGTCACTATGGCGATCCCATGCCTCACCAAGATCCGATGCCAGACGGAACAAGGCGCTCTTGTGAAACCCATATACGACAGAGTTAATCCTGGCCATCGATTGAGCAGCCTTTGCCCATTTGAATAACGATGCTACTGCCTTGGAATCACCGTTGGTGTTCTGCAGCGCGATAGCCTCCTCATGGATGTATTCCGACAGACGCATCGCATGGTCAAACAACTTTGTCTCGCCTTCATGCCAAGCAACACCATCCCAGAACAAAGCCTCACCACGACCTTCATGGTAGACAAAGAATGGGAAGTAATGGTGAAGCCGATACAGATTGGCCTTGTCTGTGTTGAGTGAATCAATCGCCTTGAAGTTCAAGAACGACCGCTCGATGTGGCGCTTGATGTCATTTGCAGTCAGCTCATGATCCCTAGGCATCTCTGCGTCAATCATCGCCTTGTATTTCTCGACAACCCCGCCAGCCATCAGTTCATCAAGCGTCCAGCCTTTGCGCGATGCCACGAGTCCAAGGTGATATGCGCCTTGGCCACGACTTGCTTTGTTCGAGGCATATAGCAAACCAAGCCGCAAAAGGTCTTCCATCTCAACCATGTGCATGCCTGGTCGCATTGTTGACGACAAGTCTGGCCGCGAACTCACATGGTCATCAACGCCAAACTTTGCGCGCGTTGCTTCCACGCCAACGCCAGCGTTCAGCGCTGCCTCAAGCAGCTCACGCCCAACCAGCGTGCCAGAGCCACGTGACCATTTCAGCAAGTCCGACACATCCCAGCCTTCGACCTGGCCATTCTCACGCCAACCAGAGATGTCCCTAAGATCAATGGCTTTGACTGGTACCGATGACCCAAGGTCATGAATCATTCGCTCAAACGCGTCAACAAACTGGACCGATCCTTCATGGCCTGCATCGTCAACATCAAATACGACGCAAATGCCATGTAGTTGCTCAACCAAGCCCAATGCGAACTCATCGCCACCAAACTCCCTGATTAACATGTCTGGTTGCGGCCGCGACGATTCCCCATTGATCGATGTCGTCGCTAGCCACCCAACACCCCGCAACTGCAAGCAATCCCATTCGCCTGCTGTTACCCACAACCAACGTTTCTCATATGGGACCGCTCCAATTCGCTCGGCAATCCACGACAAGTCAAACATGCGCCCAACTGGATGGCCTTGGCGTTCACGAGCAACGCACGTTCGCCAGCCAGCAGTAATCCACCTTTCACCCCATGTGTGCCAAAGCTTTGCCGCATCGGCGACACCATGGATGTTGTATAGAGGCAAGACCCATGATCGAGTCTGCACCTCATACCCCATGCCATGTATGGTGTCTAGCAACTTTGCTGGGTCTGTAAACCCCCGTAGCTTACAGACCTCAGCAAGTCGCTCTGGCGTCAAAGCATCAACGCACCTGCCAAACCATTTGGCATCAAGTTGTTGATCAGCCCATCTGATTTTCTCACCAGGCATTCCTCATTGCCCCACGTTCCGTCAACTAGTTATCAATGATTAATTGTCCTTCAGATTGCCTTTGTGTACCCACCATCGACGATCACAGTTTGCCCAGTGATATATGATGAAGCTTGTGAGCAATAAAACACTGCGACTCGTGCGAATTCAGATACAACACCATATCGCCTCATCGGTATTTTGGCCATTGTCGACTCATCAATACCACCACCCAACTCAATAGTTCGATCGGTTGTTATGCGGCCTGGTGCGATCGCATTGACTCGCACATTAGGCGCAAGTTCAACAGCAAGCGACTTAACAAGCCCAATGATCCCAAGGCGAAACGTGTTCGATAGCACCATGCCGTCCATTGGCACCTTCACACTCGATGATGTGTTGGCAAGTATCGCACCATCGCCATCCCCGCTAGGCATTGCTGGCAAGCAGGCGCGAATTGTCCTCACATATGCCATCAGCGTTAATCTATACGCATCACTCCAATCCTTATCGTTGAAATCAGCGAACTTGCCAGGCGTTGGTCCACCACCATTGAGGAACAAAGCATCGATGTAACCATCACCATTGTCCTTTGCAACATGGGCAAACTCGATGATGTCTTCAATGTGCGTCATGTCGCCAGCCACAATTCGACAGGCAACGCCATACTTCACAACTTGTTCGGCAACCTCCATCAACTCAGTTTCACGCCTGGCAAACAAAGTGACGTTGGCATTTGCCTTGGCGAACTCAAGCGCAACTGCTCGACCAAGTCCACTCGATGCGCCCATGACTGCAACAGATTTGCCCGACAAACCAAGTTCCATCCCGGTCATCCCAGCCATCAAATTGAACCTCCAATCCCAAAGTCTGGTAGCATGTTCACACCGTCAGACCTGCCCCACAAATGCAAGGCCATTGGATGGATGTTAACGTGTACTGCGATAGGCGCAAAGACCTGATAGGCAAATCGACGCCGACCAAAGATTGCCCTGTGTAGCAAGACCAAATCCTCATAGTCAGGCATCAGTTGCTTGCCGCCACGCTTGCCTTCCCATTTGACGACAGAGGCATGCATCCAATGGTCGCCCAATTCATCGCCAATTGGGTATGGTGCCTCTGTGACGATGTACTCGGTCAGCACATCATCATCAACCGGCACATGGCGCATCATGATCTTAATGCCTGCTATCCCAAATGGCACATATGAAACTATCTTGAGTCCAGCGTTCTTCAACACGACTTCCATGCCGTTGTTAATCGACAAGGTCATATGAATCCAACCAAGCAGCCGCCACTGCCGCGATGCTAACCAAAGCCGTCTCGATGGTCTCGTTGTCGCCACCTTCAATCGCTGACGACATCGCTCCAGTCAACTCGGTGACATGCAGCATTAGCATGCCCAACTTGTCGATGTTTGGCATCGACTTGTCAATTTCAACGCCAGTCGCACGCATGGTAACACGCCGCCCAGCAATCGCATTGACCGTCAACGATGATCCCACCGCCCATTCATCCGCTATGCTCATCAGATTGTCCTCGATGGTTTGAAGGTTCGGTTGTCGTCGAGCGCCCAATCAAATCCACATTGTTGCTCGACTTTCTCCCAACCTTGGAACGTACACATGTGCTCGACCATACGCTGATTCCCATGCATATCAGTTGGGATGATTTGTGGCGCTCGTGTTCGCTCGCAACTGATCTTAGGCTCTGCGCCTGTGCCCACGATCCATGGTGACTGGGCAACCAACGCTTTGCCCATCTCCCGCACGATATGGCTGATCTCCCATTGGAACATTGAGCATGCGCGATAGTCATGCATGGCGATGAACTCTCGCAAGTTATACTCGCACATGATGTAATTCTCAGTGCCCTCTGGCAAGATGAATCGCGCATCCTGGTACGACACGCCAGCCTCGACAGCCAGTCGATATGCCTTACGAGCAGCAGTGATTGCTTCAGACCAGGCTGTATACAATTCATAGTCTGTCTCTGGTGCATCGCGGCCCATTGTCTTCCACACGCTCTCTGGAACACGAATGTTTGCGCCAGAGCCATCGACACCAACGAACGATGTTGCCCGTTGTGATTGCTGGTGAAACCCAGCACGCCGAGAACGCACCAATTGGTGAGTGCAAGTGCGGGATGCCCCGGACACCTCGAAGACAATTACAAATGCTTCCATGACGGTTTGGAGTCCGCCACGCAAAACGTCCTTCCAATCGCCTTCGGCAACACCCGCATCCATGTCTTCAAAGGTGACGTTGTGACCAGTCGTTGCGTTCATCGCTCGCTGCATCAATGGCGCCATCTCTTCCATGGGCGGCAGGCCTTTGATGAGTTTGACTGCAATTCCATCAATGCCCACATGGTTCATACTGTCGGCACCAGGCGACACGTGCTTCCAACCGCCAGCTGCGTTACGCTCGTGATTGTTGAATGCCACATCGCGCAGCAATGGGTTGTCGTCCGTGTAGTCAAGGTCTGGCCTTGACCAACGCCCATTGTCGAGTGTCCATTGATCTTGCTCGGCTACCTTGTCCATTTGTTCTTTGTCTTCCATGCTACCCATGACCATTGCCTCCCAGCGCTATCGACGGTTTGCTTGCCTTTTCTTTTCTTGCATGTTGTGTTGATGCCAGTCGTTCATCATCTTTGAGTGCAGCGCAATCATTGCCACACGCTCGTTGTTGTTGGTCTCGTTGTCCTCATCATCGGCATGTCGGTCAAGCCATTCAAGCATCGCCTCCATCAGCACCTTGGCCTGTAGTTCATCCGGTAACAATTGCGCGACGTACGCCATTTCGCCTCCCAGCGATTGTGAACCAACATTTGTTTTGCAGCCACAACCCAATGACTGCAAGTCTGATACCCGCGTCACACCGTAATAGCCCACCCGGTATCGTGGTGGGGGAACCAACCACAATACGTCCATGGACCCATCAGACTTCCCCGACATCATTCGTCACTATCACATGCCCCACAAGTCGCACAACTTGCGCCATCGACAATGTCCCAATATGTTTCTGTCGATCCACATACGCCGCATGGGTCACCTGGCACCCACGGTTCATCAGATTGGGTATGGCTCAAACTGTTTTGCTCCTGGGGCATGTGCTTCTCCCTTATGTTTAGCATCCAACGCTTCAAAGAATTGATCAGACCCCCACCCACACTCACACTTGGCCCAATAGACTCTGATCTTCAGCCCATCATTGTGTCTGGTATACAGATGGAAGACATGATCACTCAGGGTCGATCACCCACATGTCATTGACCTCAATCTTCCTGCCGAATGATCGATTCTTGTATCCAGACACGAGTATCAGATCATAGTCCAGTCTGATACGCATGAGCAAATCCCTCAGTTTGGGGAACCTCCATCTATTAATCCTGATGTTGATCTCATCTGTATCATCATATGCATACAGAACCATCGAGTGCTTTTTGTTTGGCTCTTTGATAGTTGTCGGATCAAGATCAACTCCTTCACGTGACCGATGCTCTTCGAACATGTCTCGCAAGTTACGACCATGTACCCTTCCGATCCAGACAACTGACAATTGGTCCTCTCTACGCCAAGTCATATTGCCTTGCGCATCATAGAACTGAACGCCCAAGTCAAAGGGCAAGTCTTCACTCTTATGACTTGTCGATGGCAGCATCACACCAGATCCATCGACCAATGTTCCAGCGTTCAACATGCTACGAGTTTCATTGAGCTTGTTGTGGAGCGTCGCAATCCCAAAGGCATCGTCATGTTTATCAACGGTCCACTCTTTGACCGTTGCCAACTTCTTGGGCCCAATCCCAGGCAACGCCTCGACATCAGCAAGTCCCCATTCTTGGCCACGCTCCCAAGCAAGCGATCTATCGGCAACGATGAGCGAACTCATCCCAGCACCGATGCCTGGTATCTGAAGGAAGCCAGGTATTACATCCTTACCATCGGCAGAGACAGACCATGTGATATCAGACAAATCCAGATCAGCACCTAGCACGTTCACTGGCCTACCGACACCCCGCAACTTGGCATACTTTGGATCAATAGCATCACGCATAAGGTCTTGCCATTTCTCTTTGCCGGTCTTGCGTAGACTCGCGGCATAGAATGCGCTTGGATGATAGATCTTGAAGTACATGGCCCAATAGCCAAGCTGTGTATAGGTGATGCTGTGCGCCAGAACGAAAGCATACTGCCCAGCAGTGACCATCCTACGGAATATGATGTCTGCTTCCTTCTCACTGAGGCCATTGGACACTGCGCCTTCAATGAACGGATCACGCTTGGCGTTGAACGCTGCTTCGCCATATTTGAGCGAGACAATCTTGCGTACTTGGCTTGAGACAAACCAGGAGAAATTGCCAATCTCTCGACAGATTGCTAGCAACTGCTCTTGGTAGATAATCTGGTACTTGGTATAGCCACAAATCCGTTCGATGTCTTTGTTGAATGTCCAGTGATTGCGTGCATCATCACGATTCCACTTGCCATGCTTAGCGTTGATGTAGTCGAGAGTTGTTCCAGAGTGGAATGGACCTGGTCGAGATAACGCATTGATATCAACCAATTCCTGGAAGTTGTCTGGCATCAGCTGTGATGTGACCATGCGGGTGGTACGGCCAGAGAACTGAAATATGCCCTTGACATCGCCTCGCCTGAATGCTGCAATCAGTCGTTCATCATCGAGTGGGATACGATACAAGTCATCGACAGACATGCCTGTCATTCTCATGCAATGCTTGATCATCCCAAGCGTAGAAAGTCCAAGCATATCGATCTTCATCATCCCAAGATACTCAGCATCCTTCTTGTCAACAGATAGCACCGACAACTTTCGCTTGGGACCATTGGGGATTCTTGATGGTAGTTCGCGTGTGTATAGCGCCACGGTATCACTCAATGGCTTATCGGAGACGACAAGTCCAGCAGCATGAACGCCAAAGCCTTTGAGCATCCCTTCCAAACTCAATGCTGAACTCAATGATGGATTTCGCTCCCAGATTGCCTTGGCCAATGGAAACTGTTCGATGGTGTCTTCAAGCGTCTTGGTGTAACGCGAGTCACCAGATGATCGTTCAATGATGAACTCTTTCAATCGCTCTGTTTCAGCGAATGGAACCTTGGTCACACGAGCGACATCGTCGATGCTATTGCGACCCTTCCATGACGTATATGTCCCAATGTTACCAACGTAATCTCTGCCAAACTTGTCTTGGAAGTATCGGCGCAATTCATCACGACGCTCGTCATCAAAGTCAAGATCAATGTCTGGATAGTCAGTCCTGTTGGGATCGATGAAGCGTTCAAAGTACATTTGTGGGAAGGCCAATGGATCGACTTCTGTTATGCGTAGCAGGTAACATACCATCGATGCTGGTGATGATCCACGACCTGACCCAACGACAATGCCCTTACTCTTGGCCCACCTGACCACATCAGATATGAGCAGGAAGTAATCGACAAAACCTTTCTCAATGATCTGTGGTACTTCAAGATTCAATCTGGCGACATAGTCATCACGTGTCATGCCTTTCGCAAGGTTGTGATCCATGTCACGGTATCGCCATCCATCCCGCAACCAATCCCAAAGCACAGCATTGGCATCTGTGTATCCATCTGGCAACGGATACTTGACCAGATCTGTCTTTGGTAATATGACGTTGCATCGATCAGCAATCTCAAGCGTGGTATCCAAGGCAGCCACCACGGCAGACTTTGGGATGCCTGTCGCCAACAGCCGTGCACCAATTGTCTGTCGATCCAAGAGAGTCATGGGCACATTGTAATCCCACTCAGACTCTTGCTGGTCAACTGTCTTCTTGGTTGACTTGCCGCCACGAGATATAGCATGTATCAGCGAGTGCATCTTTTTGTTAGACTCAAGTGGATAGTGCGCATCCAAGGTCACGACAAGCGGGATGTTAAGCCGTTGGGATACCTCATACAGCATCTGGTTAAGCACGAGTGTTTTGGGCAACTCTGGGAATGCCTGGACCTCAAGGTAATACCTGTCGCCGAACTTCTCACGCATCATCGAGGCAATCTTGAGTGCTGTGTCGATGCCGCCACCAGTCTCGACATCCTTGCCACCAATGCTCTTACAGGCCATGGCCGATCCCATGCAACCAGATAGCACGATCAAACCTTCACCGTTCTGCATGAGGTTTGCACTCGTTGTCGTTGGGAAGTAATAAAATGCTTGCCACGACTTTGTGACTAAGCGCAATAGATTGCGATAGCCTATGTCGTCCATGGCCAAAACGCCAAGGTGGTATTTGTGCTGACTGGGCGTATCTCTGGTATACAACTCACAGCCATACATCGGCTTGAAATCAAAGCCTTCAGCCTTTGCTGCCTTTGCCGCCATCTCAAGCTTCACATGACTGCTCACATTGCCATGTTCAGTCAGCGCCAGAGCCGGATACCCCAGCTCAATCGCTCGCTGAACATAGTCGCTTGGCTGCCCATAGGCATCACCATATGAGTAAGTCGAGTGCGTATGTAGACTTACAAACTTCATGTTAGGCATGATGATCCTTCCAATAACGGCAGGCTGGCCCGGTGGGGCATGCCGAGCCAACCTGCCCATTCATTTAGCTGCTGGCAATCTCGTCAGTCAACTCTGACGCATCGCTGAGTGTGATGGTGGCTTCCAGATAAATCTCATCACCATCTTCATCGATCGCACTCAGATCGTTGTCGTTGATGACTTCCTCAATTGCGCCAATCACAGCGTTGGCGTCAAGCCCACCGCCTGGCTCTTTGGGGTTGCCTTCCTCATCGACTGTCTCGGCTTCCCCACTGATTGTGAACCTGTACTTTGCCATACTACTTGCCTCCCAGTTAGAAGTTGACATCGGATGGTATTATCAAGCCAGAATGCTTGTTCCTTTTCTCTGTGATCATCACCTCATCCCATGATATTGGAACACCACGCATCATTGGGAACAGATTGAAATTGATCCTTGCTGGCAGACTCTCTTGCCATCCAATACGCTGCATCACAAACTCGGTAGCTTTGTCGCCCACCAGCTCATACGAACCACGTTCAAAGTCATGATACATCTTTGCTGTGAATACAGTTGTATATGCTCTGATGGCAAATTTCACCATATTTTGTTGGCCTGTGTTCGGTACATCAGACTCGTACATCATGACCACACACTCTCGTGAGAATCCCATGGGATTTTCTGGACGGTCTTCATGTGATAACCGAACAAGTCTGAGGTATCCCAGAGCGACTCAATGAATCTAGTTCGCCCATGTAGATATGGGTTTGAGTGATCAAGTGTCGTGAACTTGTAGATTGGTTCACGGTCCAATCGCTCGCTGATGCGCTTTGTCTCGGCTCGCACATCCTGGGTGTAATAGGCCATGTGTGACACGCCATCATACATGACGTTATAGTTGGGGATATCAACTTTGTCATCTGGCGACCAATGCAACAACTCATACTGGAAGCCTGGAATGATGTCGAAGTTGAAAGCAAGCATCGCTGTCACCGTTTGCAACAACGAGCCAGGTGGTGGAGTCTGGACACAATAGTCCACCACCCAATTCCGGTAGCCCATGTCAATCCACTTGCGTCGCATGGCCAACCAGCCTACATGTGTTGGTACGTTGATCGAGATTTGATTGAACGCACCATCATTGATTGTGTCGATGATCAACATCGTCAGCCTCCCCGCATTTCGACAATTGATCCTGCCATTGCTTCTGGTGAGTGGAATAGCAACCAACGAGCAAGACTGGCCACCTCATCCTTATGTACCATGCGCCCCATGGGTCTTACTTTGAATGCCTCGATTGTCGCCTCCTCAGTCCAACCACGCAACTCAGCTGTAACCTTGATGTCATCGTTGGTCATTGGTGTATCTTCCACACCAGTCGGCATGATACCTGTGATGTGCCACTTGGGCGTCAACTCACGAGACGCCACCTTGAGGGCCATCGCAAGCGCTGCCTTGCTTGAGCAATAGCCAATGGTCGCCCGCATTGGCACGATTGATGTCTCACTGGTGATGACGCAGATGCGACCTGAGTCTTGGATCTTCATCAAGCCTTGAAGCAAGTTGATGAACCCAAACACATTCACATCAAATGTGTGCTTGATGGATTCGATGTCGAGATCACCAACAAAGCCCAATGTCTTGGTGCCAGCGGCATAGAACACATGCTGAAACGGACCAAAGCCCATCGCCATGTGATTGGCCAAGAACTTGTCGATGCTGACTGGATCGGTAACATCCAAAGCATCCGGTGGTGGTGACCAGAACTTCTGCTTGTTTGGATCATCCTTCAGACTATTGAGGAACTCTCGACCAATTCCACCTGTTACGCTACCAACCACCAATAGATTGGCATAGCTGAGCCTACTCATCGTCCTGCCTCCCATGGCTGACTACTTGATCCATCGATGCGATCGTCAAGAAGCAATGTCCAATTAAATCAATGAGAATCTCCCTTGGTTGCTCGCCTTGTAATTCCTGGCCGTCCCAGATGGCTCGCTTCAGTTTGCCTACCTTTCGATAGATGTCGACAAAGGCACCCTTTGTTCCCAGACGATTTGCATCATCGGCATAGTCGATGTTCTTGTTGGTGAAGTGTAAACTCCACTCTGGCAATAGACATTCCATGATGTATTGGTAGTCGCTATCGCCCATTTCTCTTTGCCTGCCATTGCTCAACTATAACTCCAATTATTTGTTGGGCTTCCCATAGATCTTTGACAGACAAGTAGCCATCATCCGGCCTGTCTTTGTTGTGTGGGCGTTCAATCAAGATCGGATTCAGCTTTGCACGGCTAGCCTGTGCGCACATCTCTGGCAGATCATCAAGTACGCATATGACGTTCTCTGACCCAACGATCTTGGACAACTCACGATACTTGTAATCACCATAGATCACATTATGGAACTTGATATGGCATCGCTTGAGCCAATGCCTGGTATCTGGATCCATGGTGTCTAATCGCAAGTATGGACGACTGGTGCAAATCCAAACGGAAACACCCATGTGTACAAGGGCATCTGTCAACTCTGGCGCACCATCGTACATCGGCATGCTACGCTTCATCCCGCCAAGTCTGTATGCCAACTTGATCTTGCGATACGTGTCTCGACTTGTGCCCAATGATGAATAGAACTGGAACTTTGTGGCACCATCGGGCCAACCTGCTTCTGGTCTGTATTCCACGTTGCGCCCAAGCCATAACGCTGCGAACTGAGCGAAATGGGTGTAGTGATCGCCCAATGTTCCATCGATGTCGAGTGCCACTATGGGCTTGGTCATAGCACCCCAAGCGCCATCTCAAACGCATCATGGGAGAGAATGCCCTTTTGCCATAGGCCATATCTCCCAGCGCGTACGATGCCTGGCCAACAATCACAGTTGGTCTGCAAAGGCTTGATGACTGGCATGACGCCGTGTGGCATGAAAATGTTTATGGCGTCACCTGCCCACTCGGTATTCGCATAATCATAGATGATCGATGTGCGATACCAACCAGTCTGGCTTGGATGATCTTCATCAAACGGTCTGCCATTACATAGCACGACATGCTTTGTTCCATAACGCTCTTTGTTTCGCTCGACATCCCCGCCACGCCAGGTGTTATCTATCCAGACTTTCACGCTGGTAAACATGTGACGTTCGCGTTGGTAGCACAACTGCTTTGCGGGGATTGTCGAGATAGTGGCGTCGTATGAATTGACGGCATGTAGCAGATATTGCTGGTCGATGATGTCATCGGTTATCATGGCCTGGTATCTCTTCCAAAGCTTGTGATAAGCCTCGCGGATCGACCATGCCTCATGATAGCCCTGGAATAACTCTGGCGACACCGTGATGCTTTCATCTGCATCATCGCCATAGACTTTGGCCCTGTAGTCATCGACATTGCCCTGCAGAACATACGAAAGCTTGACCGGTGGATTCAGGTCAAGCTCTGGTATAGCCCTATGCATATATTGTGCGCCAAGCATCGATGACTTGCGCTTATTGCTGATTATTGTGATATCACATCCCATCAATCTTGCAGCATGTGCTGCCAGTAGTCCTGCTGGTCCACATCCAAGAATTGCGACTGCTTTCGGCATGCTATTCAGCCTAACGATGGTCGTGTGTGCTGTAGACCCTCACTTGGTGGAACCGATCATGCACCGTCATCATGAGATCAAGCGATGGGTCATCTGGTCGGATTGGGGTTGTGATATCTGGCATCAGATTGTGATACATGTTGGCGTGAATGGCGAACTCTACATGGCTCATCTTCTTGGCTTCAGCAAAGATCGATTTGCCATCAACGATGTAGTCAAACTTGCCATCTGGTGAAGGCTGTGGACCATAGAGCCACGTGTCTTTGTCAATCCTTGGCCACCAGTCACAGATATCATCACGAGCATTCTTGATTAGCTCGCCATACCACGCTGGATCATGACGCAACATCGCTGCCTTGTTGCTATCATGGAACTTCTGATGACCCCACCACCAAGGCAACGGTGGCAAGACTGTCGAATATGTCCTGGTATAGCCCATGTCTTTCAGGCGCTTCTCATACTTCTCACCGATGCCCATGATACCATCGACATCAAAGTTGACACCAATCCATTCCTGATTGAGTTCATGGGCAATCTTGGCTAGTAAGTCGTCATGTCCAATCCACATCGTCACGCCTGGATGCCACTGCCAGCCCTTGTTCTTGCCTCTCAGCGTCTCAAGAATTGTGACAGCATTGTTACGCTGAATGGTCAAATCAGCATCGCTAAGCATGACGATGTTCATCTTGATGTCAGTCATAGGCAGGTAGATACGCATCATTCAGTCACCCATCAGAACGGTGGCTCTCCACCCATCTCGTCATTGCTTGACCATGAGTCGTCGCTGAATCCAGAATCGCCCCATGAGTCATCGGTACCTGGTTCTGGTACCATGCCCATCGAATCCTCATAGGACGTCGCCATATCTTCAGCATCGATGTCTTCTGTGACGACCGTGTTTGGTAGTGGGGCAAGCGTGTCGATAGCAAAGCGTGGCGACCCTTGATACATTTCAATCTTGGAGTGGATCAGCAAGTACGTTTTGCCTGGGCGTGCCGACCCAATCCGAGTCACGTTGCCCTTCTCATCCATGTCGACTGCCGACTTGGCCCCAGTCCCCAGCGCCGTGAATAGTTCCTTCATCTTCCACGCCGTGCTGGCCTCGTTGGTCACATTGTGGAATGATGGACAGCCGTTGTATTGCTTCTTGGACTCCAGCTCGGTCTCCAAGATGAATAGCACCTTCAGCATGGGCTTGCCGGTGCTCGACTTGACCCACCACCCGCGCTTGAACAAAGCCTTGTATAGACCTTTGGGTGGAACCGGGCCATCGTACGATGTGAACTGGCCTTCAGAAGCACCACTGGTATCAATGATGACTTTGGGCATTAGAACTCCTCAGTTTGATCGCCGGCAGCGGTCGCTGCTGGTAATGCTGCTGGTTCCACGACATTAGCATCGTGAATGTCTGGCTTTGATTCATCTGACTTCTTGTTTTGTGGCAGGCCTTCATGGATCTCGATGATTGGCCTTGATGCCTTGTCTTTGTTGATCAACTCCTCGATTTGCGGGATGGTTGGGTTATCGATGAAGTTGCCAAGCACGCCATATCGATCCTTGGCACGATATGGACCAGCCGTCTGGAAGTACACGCGCCTGACCATGACTTGCTTGTCATCGCCTTGCTTGATGTTGCGCTTGATGCCATGGCCAACAACGTGCATATATCCCATGGCCTGCTGTGCAATTCCACCCTGCTTGCCATCCAGCGCCGGCAAAAAGTATGGATTGCTATTCTCATCATCGAGCCTTAACGGCAATGCCGTGTAAAGGCAATTGATGGGCAAATCGTTGAATCGCCTGATCATGTTGAGCGTTTGCTGCTGGACTTTGAGGTGATCCTGGATCTGCGGCACATCCGCGTCCGCACCTTTCTTGCCCGCCATGACGCCGACATACAGCGCATTGTCCATCGACAACTTCTGCATCTCGGTGACGCTGTCGAGCAAGCACCACTGGTATTCGCGGCATCCACCGTTATTGAGGTAGTTGAATGCCTTGGTCAAATCAGACCACTTCCTGATTTGCCACATATCGGCCGTGGACCCAGCGCGCGCAGCAGAAATGGTCCCACGCTCTGTTGCTAGGAACAAAGCCTTGGGACCATTCTTCTTGCGTTGATCTGCCGTGCCGGCCAGGCGTGTCTTGCCCCAGCCGGACTCGGCAACGATCATCATGTTGATGCTCTCATCCCACGATTCAAGTGAGATGATGTCATCTGGTAGTTCAGCTGGCGATTCGCTCATCGTCCCTCACTCGTCGTGGATTGCTTGCAATGATTTCAACCAACTTGTCTTCGATCTGCTGGACGCGCTCGCTGATGTATGCGAAATCATCCAGTGTGATCAAGCTCTTGCCGTAGTCATGCGCAACTCGCTTTTTGAACTGACCCAAGTCACGCAAGCCCTGAGTAGTCGCTGATAACATGATGGTGCTCACCTCCTTTCTTTTCATCCTTGCTTGGTCGTGTATCTGCGTTGAAGAAGTTATGCCTGATACCATACATCAACGCATCTATTGGGTCACGCTCTTTGCCATCACCACGGTTGTGCGTGACCTTCATCTTGAGAACTTTTGACCTGATAGCATTGAGGCTTTTGAATGGATTGTCGTTACAATACATGCAACCACCCTCCAAACAAGTGGCGTCAAACTCAGGCCAACAAATACGACGTTCCATCATGCTCCTATGCTGATTTCATTGCCACACGATGATCCGAGTATGGATCACGCTTGTGAAACATGGCGTCTCTGAATTCTGTCCAATCCTCCCCAGCCTCGTGTAGCTGGCACATCTGAAAGAATTCACAATCCCATTGACAATCATGGGTTGGCGTCTTTGTCAGCCCAAGCTGATGGCCACGATAAGCAAGCATCAACTGGACTTCATTGATGACGTTGGTACGCATCTTGGCTCGCTGGGCATCGTTTCGCCATGCCGGATAACGCATAAATAGTGGCTTGGGTTGATTCTTGCTCACCGAGCCATTCTTGTTGAGTGCCTGACCCTTGGCATTTGTTGGTCGATCATCAGGCAATGCCTTGCGCAAGAAGTTATACATGATGCCTTCCAACTTCTCACCAGGCGCCATGATGCCCTTGTGTCGCAAGACATTCTCGGCTACCATGAAATACGATCCAGCTTGATCATCCAATTCGAGATACCCGGTATTTGGTGTATTTGAAGCTGTCTTGTGCTCCATGAGCCAAAGCTTGCCAGTGGATAGATCACGATAGACACCATCAAATGTACCAACGTAAACAATCTTGCGCCCTTCAAAGACTTCAGCATTGATTAACGCCTGGAATTGTTGCTCTGTCGCGATGACGTCCCACTGCTCGTCACGGCCATACTCCCGCACGTACTCATCAAGCATCGCAATGCCAAGCTCGCGTGCCTCCACCCATTGGTCCTGATTTATAAGGCCAGAGTTGTTCCTGATGTATCGCTCTTCATTGTTGGTGAATCTGACCCATGTCTCTGCGGGGTGTGGACCCCGCTGCGAGCCGAGCAAGTACCATGTGGCTAAAGCCTGATGTATACCACCACCAAACCAAAGCTTGCTATCGGTGGCGTTGGGTTCAAGGCCATTGCGCCAACTCCACCACCACTTCATGGGACATCTCTTCAGGGCCGCGCGTTCACTCGTACGCACAACGATGTTGTCAGTCATTTGTTGGCTTCGATTGCCCTGATGATTATCCATTGCTCTTCGGATGAATGTTGAGCAAGGATGCCGGGAAGCCGCAACGCATCTTCATATGCTTTAACAGATTTGATGCGAGCTTCCTGGATGATGGATGCTAGATGGCCTTCGATTGAGTTTGGATCAGCATGTTCCAATTGACGCACTCCAACCGCATTCAGCACCTTGTTGTGTGAATTGACCCATCTATCACGGTAGGCCAAGTAACGTCTGAGATCATCGCCACGATTGACACGCTTGTAGAAGCCTTGGTTATCAGCAACCATAACATACTTAAACTTGTCATGATTGACACGTTGATATTTGATTACCTCCTTCATCTTGATGCGATTAACACCAAGGAAGTCAGTGACCGTAGGCCAATAATGCCAGTCATCGGTATCCCAGTCTTCCAACTTCTGGGCTAGTTCATGTGTGCTAAGCATTATCCACATCCAATCTTAACATCTCAGCATCCCAATCAATTTCTGAATGAGGGTTGAGTGCCTCTATTGCAAGATTGATAGCATCACGGATTTTCTCCATACGTTCCAAGGCAAGTTCTGCTTGCTGACCAGCAGGCTTGGTTAGTCTTGCCCATGAGATAATCCTTGATACACCATGACCAATGTTATCGATTTGCCTGAAACCTTCTGTGATTTGCTTCTGCCGCTCTTGCTCAGTAGCATACACCTCATTCCAAGCAGTCTTGTACTCATCATACGTGACATGCTTTTTGCTCGATTCTTGCGCATCAGCTACGACTTGCTGAAGACACTTGAACTTGAGCTCTGGATTCCCTTCATCGAGAGCAACGGCACGCATGGTCTTATAGGCCAAACGTATGGGGCAACCATCGATGAACTCTCGCCTATTTCCGCGGAAATAGGCCGAGACCAAGCGTCGCGTCTGTAGTGTTGATATGGACATCCCGGTCTCATCAGAGATGCGACCAAGTTTCTCCATATTACCATTGTTAACGCCATTTTTACCCAATGGCGCCAACGCAAGGATGATGTCTCCTTGCTCCAGACGTGACATCTCCAGCTCAGCTATGCGCTGGATTCCTGCTTCCCACTCCATTACAATTCTCCCTCTCTCAAGTTACGCCAGAACTCAATCTCATCAAGCTCATCCTGGGTGTCTGGCCTAGTCTTCTCACGGTGAATGCTGAGCATAGCCACCGTGAAAACGCAGCTAATTATGACCAAGCTGCCTTCAACAATCAAGCCCATTACGGTGCCTTCCAGCCTCTCGGCGTAGTGGGCATGCCGATCTGGATGTAGCAGTCGGTGCATGCGAAATGCCCATTCGACATATTGAGCGTGCCTTCCTCCTGTAGCACATAGTCGTCTGGGCTTAGGCCTGACTCCGTTGACTCTGGCGAGTATTCGCTCAACTCGTCAGGCGTCTTACCACAACGAAAGCAAACCAGAAGTTGATCACCCATTAGTTCAGACCTGCCTTTCTATGCCGCCGTATCTCCTGGGCCATGGCGTGGATGTACTGGGCAAACTCTTCATCCATGATGAGCGTGATGATTTCACCCTCGCTCGGCGTCCGCATTTTGTGATCATCGCCTAGCATGTTGATCTGGCCGCAGTTGGGGCACACAACGTAATCGCCAGGCTCCATAGGATGAATCTCGCACATGCCATGCTCGGTGCCACATCCCGCACATGGAAGCATATCACTCATGACTAGTCAGCCCCGCCCAAAACCAATGAACTCAATTGATGTCGGATTTGAGCCAAAACTTGCAAAAGCTTTGTTTCAGCATTCGAAACATTTGCCAGCCCATCACTATCAAACATTTTGGCGCGTAACCAAGCTCGGTGAAATGTTGGTCTGTCCATGTACGCCAATGCAATTTCAACGTTTGCGCCGCGTCGCTTACACTCTGGACAACCATCATGCAAAATCTGCTCAGGCTCATACCCAGGTAACGCTTCATGATAAGCGTGCATCATGCCTCGATCACCTCAATCTCTCGACCATGCGTCATCATCATCTCGCGTATGATGGCCAGGCGCAATATGGCCTTATCGTCGCGGCTCATGCGACCCCAACCTGGGATGAGATATCCATCCTTGTATTGGTATCGCGTCTTGATGAGATTACCACTGCCGCTGATGGTTCTGAGTCGATGTGTATAGCAACGCGAGCATCTGAGCGTCTGCTCAAAGATGTTGTTACGTCGATCAACGCCAACCGTGTATGCCCGCCATGAGTGGCCCCAGTCGCGACACTCCATGAACGACTTGGACATATTGGCGATGATGACATCAACATCAGCCTCTTTGACGACTTTGAGATGACTGCTCTTCCTGGCCATTTATGAAGCCTTCCTGTAGGCTTCAGGATGCTTGCTCTTCATATGACCGGCCAATCCGCCACCAGATTTTGAAACAAAG